CGGCGAATGTTTCGAGAGTTAAAGAATAGAGCAAAATCAATTTCTTTGCCTCCAAATAATTTCTTTTTAAATTCTTCTAACTCAGAAGTATTGTCAAGCGGTTTGAAGATATCTTCATTTAAACCATGAGGCACATATTGAATAATTTTATTTTTAGCTTTATCACCTAATACTAAAGTGTTAATATTTTTAGTTTGTTTAGAGATAGCTAATAGAGCATCACATGACTCATAATATGATCTATTATACATTGGAGCTGGGTAATCATCCCAAATGTTAAGGTAAATGATAGGTGTTTTTTTTCTGATTTCGTTTTCAATTTGGAACAACCAAATAAAATATCTTGGATCAGTGATTAAGAAAATAGCATCTGGTTTTTCCATTTGGATTAATTGTCTAATTAATCTAGCATCTCCATATCCATTAGTTGGATATAAAATAACAGAACTATCAGTTAAACCAGTATTATTATTGGTATCTGCTGATAGATCCATTCGTTTACCTGCTTCAGGATGATTAATAGCACCTCCTACATTTACCCAATTGAAATGTTGGGCTGTGTTTAATACTAATTCGCGAGCGACAGTTGCTACACCTGAGTGGACTCTAATGTCGTCACAAATTAAAAGTATTTTTTTCCTCTTGTTTTGAGGTAAATACGCAAAACTTTGATTCATAAAACTTTTATCGATTTAAATTATTGTGATTGTGAATTGACTTTCTAAATTCGTCTGATGTAAGATATAAATGGACTGCTCTATCTACAAGCTTTTGTAAAGAAAATTTTCGCTTAACACATTCTAATTTGAAATCTTCAAACAAGTCGCTTTGAACTTTCACGCTTGTTAATGTCATATCCTTTTTATCCATAACACTTATTTATATATAAATATATACAAAAACACTATTTGTTGCAAAGATCTTTTCTCTCATTAAAGGGACACCATTGACAGTTTTTACTTGGGGTCGCAGGATGCGATATGTCTTTGTATGATCCATCAATGTTAAAGCATTCATTTAGAAAATTATCTATGGCGGTTAATGCTTTTTTCATTTTAATTTTACCACTTGGAGGAGCAAATTCTTGAATACGACTTTGAGGATACTCACTTTCCTCCCATATTTTTCTTTTTAATATAACAAACTCAACATCTATATTCTCTTCAGGAACACCATACTGTTCACTAAAGTATTTTTTATAGAACAGCAATTGAAATTGTTTACGCTCATCTCTTTTAGCATCATCATTCCATCCTCGAGTAGACGTTTTAAAGTCGTATATCTTAAAGGTATTTGTGGGTTCATGATACATTACAAGATCGATATAACCTTTATATAAAACATTTTTAAACGCGTTATTAGGCGTTATAACAATAGGTAACTCACAAGCAATCAAATACCATCCTCGTTTACTGAAGTATTGTCCTTTGTGTTTTTTAAAGAAACTTAATATAGCAATACCATCATCATAAAACTCTCTCATTTCTGCTGCTCCACTAAAGTGAGTGCTTTTATTTGCCTTGTATTCTTCTAAGTATACTTTTCTAAACTCATCTTCAAAAAATGTCTCTATATCTATTCTATCCGCTGCTGCTCCACTTTCATTGTACATTACAGTAAGGTAATGCTGAATAACAGTATGCATTGCGGTTCCGAACACAGTATGGATAGTAGGTTCATACTGTTGTAAATTGTCTTTGTATTGTAATTCCCACTTGTGAGGGCACTCATGATATATAGAGAACTGGCTATAAGAAATTGTTTTATGGAATGCATAGTTTATTTCTTGTATGGGTTGTTTTTGAATCGTTTTTACTATAGATGGTATTTTCACGATTCAGTTTCTTTAAGATATTGCTGTTTGATTTTTTCCAAGTATAAGATAGCATCCATATGCTCTTGCTTAGCATGCTCTATCCAATCTATTAAAGCTAAATCTTCTCTATCCAAGTCAGTACCATATTTTTCTTTACCTTTAATGCTACGCTCTTCAAATTGTTTTATAACTGATGTTACAATACTGTCTAGTTTCATTTTAATAACTTTTTAATTTCTTTATCATCAATACCTTTTTTCTTTAAAATACCTTTAATAGTATCATTATGAAGCATATGATAATATTCATCTGCCTCACGCAAAGAGCACTCATAGTAAGAAGCTAAATGTTGTAATAGCTCCTCTCTAGTTTTAGTTTTAGATGATTTAATATATTTTAAAAACATGTTTTTCTTTGGAATCATATATAAATATAGTTTATATATTTTTTCCTTTTCAGTATAAGGAATGTTCTGGATTAGGTTTACAAACTCAATATACTCAGGATTCATACTGAGGAAGCGATGTATCATATATGGATTAAATGATACTTTGTCTTCCTCAGTAAATGAGTCCCAAGATTGTTTTTCGTAAGTAATTTGTTTAAGCCAATCAAATATTTGCATATTCGTCTCGGAGTTCTTTAGGCAACAACTCTACTAATACTTTACCTGTTGATACATCATACATTACAGGAATAGGAATAATAGCATCTTCAGCTGTGCCTGCTACAAATTTAGATACTTTTCTCAAAATTACACCTTCAGCAAAGATATGATTACCTTCAGGTGAAGTAATTGGTTGAGATGATTTAATGTCAATGTTAACATTGAGCTGCTTTTCTGTCTTACTCATTTTATTGTATTGTTTTTAAAATTGAACATATTAAGGCCATTACATTGATTTCTTTATCAATTCTAAAATTGGCATGGTACATATAGTTTTCTATTTCAATAATAATTGATACTTTGGTTAAGTCATCTTTACCATACTCATCTAAATTATCATATAGGAATCTATAAATTTCTTCAAAGTCATCCAAATTGCTATCTGCAAGTATTTGTCTGATGTTTTTGAAGCTGTTTTTATTTGCTGCTTTAAGTTCTTTTAAAATAGCATCTGTATAACCATTTGATGCAATTAGTGATTTATCAATGGTTAACTTATCTTCAACTGTATTAACCTGGCAAGTATTAAGTATTTTTCTGACATCTGGATAATGTTTATTAACTACTAATACTAAGTCATTTAATTCATAGTTAATGTTTTCCTGTTCTAAAACATTAGCAACATGTTGTGCTACTTCTTTTTTAGATGGAGGAGTAATTTTTAATACTTGACATCGGGATTGAAGGGGATCAATGATGCGTTCAAGATAGTTACATGTTAAGATAAAACGTGTAGTACGAGAATATGTCTCGATAATATTCCTTAATGACGCTTGGGCCTGAATAGTTAAGAAATCAGCTTCATCTAAGATAATAATCTTAAGGGGTTTGAATGAAGCGCTTGAGGCAAAACCCTGCACTTTATCTCTAATAGTGTCGATCCCCCTCTCATCCGATGCATTAATATATAGGAAGTCACAATTTATATTGTTGACTATAAGTTTAGCTAATGTGGTTTTACCTGTACCAGGTGTACCATACAATAATAGATTTTGAATATCATTGTTGTTAATATATTGGGATACAATTTGTTTTAATTGTTCATTACCAATATACTCATCTAATGTTTTACTTCTATACCGTTCTACAAATAAACTATTTTCTTTCATATAACTTAATATAATAAAAAAGGCCTGGTTTCCCAAGCCTAATTTAAAATTTTATGGTTTTTCTTTATAAAATATTTTAGTAAGTGTAGTTGGAAGGATAACTATTGAGGCCATTATAATAAATCCATTTCGAATTTGTTTTTTTCTAATTTTTTCTTCTTTTTCTAGTCTTGCCTCTTCTTCATTTTGTTTTTTTAAGACTTCTTCTTTTTTTAGTCTTGCTTTTTCTTCTTCTTGTTGTTTTAATTCTGCTTTTCTTTTTACTTCTTCATCCCATATTTTTTTAGCTTCTTCCCACTTCTTCTTTTCCTTTTCTAATTCTGCTTTTCTTTTTTCTTCCTCTATTCTTGCTTTTTCTTCTTCATATTTTTGTCTTTTACAACTTTTTTTATCACTCACATGAAAATAATTATCCATTATATGTCCACCATAATCATTTTGAGCTTTATACTTAATACATATTGTTATTCTTTTATCTAATATTGAGTCAGACTCAGATGATAATGGTGCTCTAGCAACATATATTCTTCCAACAATATTATTATCATTAGGTGTATATTGAAGACTATTTCGATATTTTGTATTACGTTTTAGTCTTTCCTCAGCCCAAAATAGTTCAATTTTTATTGAGTTTTGGCAACTATCAGGTTTAACATCACCAGAAATTTCAAATTTATATGGTTTTTTATTTCCTAACCCATCTGTTAACTCATAAGTTATATACTTTTGAGCATAACCAACTACACCTGTGAATAATAAACTAAAACTTAAAATTAATTTTTTCATAACCTTTTTATTTATATTCTTAATATAATAAAAAAGGCCTGGTTTCCCAAGCCTAATTTAAAATTTATTCATAGTCTCCGTAAATGTCATAACGTTTAGGTGGCTCGGGTGCAATTTCAACTTCTTGAGAGTGAACAGCATATAACTCACCTTTTAGAGGAGCTAATCTATACTCACATGCTCTTCTAGTTAGTTGAAAATATGCTTCTAAAGTATCAGTTATTGAACTATACACTTTAGTCTTATCACCTACAAGCGACCACCTGTCACCAGGTGGAACGCGTGTAGCGATTAGTTCTAATTGTTCTTGGATTTCAGTTTTCATTAATACATTCCTCCCATTCCTGCCATCATATCATCCTGCTTATTATCTTCAGGCTTATCTACAACAGTACATTCAGTTAATAGAATTGTTCCAGCTACTGATGCTGCGTTTTCAATCGCAGTGCGAGTAACTTTTGTAGGATCGATGATACCGGCTTGTTTCATGTCAACAAACTTTTGTGTCTCAAGATCATAACCTCTCCAGTTATCACGGACATTAAATAAGTTATTAATAACCTGATATGATTCCATTTCTTCATATCCAGCATTACTAAGAATTTTCATGAATGGTGAAGCACATGCTTTAAAAACAATATTTCCACCTACAGTGTTTTTGTTTGTAATTGCTTCACGAGCATATAATAGAGCAGAGCCACCACCTGGTACAATACCTTCTTCAATTGCGGCTTTAGTTGCTTGTAATGCATCATCCACGCGGTCTTTCTTTTCTTTAACCTCGGTTTCTGTATTACCTCCTACGTGAATGATTGCTACTCCTCCGACGAACTTCGCAAGTCTTTCTTGTAATTTTTCTTGTTCGAAAGGGGTCTTTGCTTTTTCGATTTGTTGTTGTAATTCTTCAATACGTGTTTGAATTCTCTCAGATTCTCCTTTTCCATCAACTATTGTTGTTTGGTCTTTTGTTACTGTTACTAAACGAGCTTCGCCAAACCATTTCCAATCAAATTTGTCTAGCTTCATGCCCTTATCAGTACTAAATACCTCACCTCCTGTCAAAATCGCAATGTCGTCCAAAAGTAATTTTCTACGGTCACCAAAGTCAGGAGCTTTAACAGCACATACTTTAATAGTACCTCTCATCTTATTCACAATAAGTGTTGCTAGTGCTTCACCATCTAAATCTTCTGCGATGATAAACAATGGTTTACCTTGATTAGATACTGCCTCTAGTACTGGAAGTAATTCTTTAATTGAAGTGAAACGCTTATCAGCGATAAGAATCAATGGATTCTCAAGAGTACAAGTCATTGTATTGTTATCAGTAACAAAATAATGTGACTTATAACCTCGATCGAATTGCATACCTTCTACTGTTTCAAGATATGTTTCACCTGATTTTGATTCTTCGATATGAACTACACCTTCACGGCCTACTTTCTGCATTGCAGTTGCAATCAACTCACCTACTTCAGGATCATTATTTGAAGAAATTGTAGCAACTTGTTTAAGTTGATCTTCAGAGCTAATGTCTTGTGAAATACCTTTACGTAATTCCTTAACTACTTCTTTAACAGCAGAATCAATATCACGCTTAATTTTAACAGCGTTAACACCGTTGTTAAGATGTACTAAACCATTTTTAACCATCTCCTGCGCTAACAATGTAGAAGTGGTTGTACCATCTCCTGCTCCATCAGCTGTTTTGATAGCTGCTTGTTTAACAAGTTGAGCACCCAATTCTTCAATTGGATCTTCAAGTGTGATGTTTTTAGCTACTGTGACACCATCTTTTGTAGATTGTGGGTAACCTTGATTGTTTGAAATAACAACATTACGGCCATTAGGTCCTAATGTTGACGTAACAGCATTTGACAACTTATCAATACCGTTTACGAGTTTTTTCCTTGCTTCAGGTCCGAATTCTATAATTTTACTCATAACTTTTTATTTGTTTGTAACTTCTAATTCAACTTCTTTTACATCTTCAATAACTGCTAGGATCTGGTTTTCAGGACATACCCAATATTCTTGTCCATCAAATTCAATTTTGTTAGGACCCATACTAGGTAGCATCACTTCCATTCCTACTCTTAGACTTGTGTCTATCCAAGTACCAGTTGCTGAATGATAACCTTCACCAATTGAGACAATTGTTCCAATAAGTGCTTTTTCTTTACCCAAATCGGGTACAATGATGCCTCCATACATTGTTTCTTCTTCTTCACGAGGCTTAACTATAACTGCGTTAAATGTTGCTTGTAACTTTTTCATTTTTCTATATTAACTATTTGGTTGATTTCTTCTTTTACTCGTCTCCATTC